CTTACAGACCGTTCCTCAACAGCAACACCAAAGTCGGTAAGCCTGCGAGCCAAATCTGCCAGTAGCGGTGGCGGTTTGGAAGCCATCAACGACGCTTTCAGCCAGTCAATTATGAGCCTCACAAACACGGGGGCGTTTTCTAGTTTTGGTGGAACAGTATTCTGGTCTATCAACTCGGTCACGGCATCCGCCTATACAACGGTTCTTAGCGACGGTGGCGCACTGATTACCCTTAGTGCCGCCTCTGCCACAACCGTCACTATTCCACCAGCCTCATCAGTTGCCTATCCCGTAGGAACGCAGTTGAACATTGTCGGAACGGCAGCATCAGCAAATACCGTCACTATTCAGGGTGGCAGTGGCGTTACTATCCAATCTACGGGTGCTACGTCGTCAGCCCCTAAACTACGAACGCAGTATTCATCAGCATCAGTTATCCAATACGCAACTAACACTTGGCTCGTGGTGGGAGACATTGCCTAATGCCTATTCAGGGGATTATCGCCTCTAGCCACTCTCACGGCACTCCGTTTTCACTAGATTTCCTTGTCGCAGGTGGCGGTGGTGGAGCAGGTGGCGGTACGTCACGTCGTGGTGGTGGTGGCGGTGCTGGCGACCTACGTTCGTCGGTGACCCTTTCCACCGCAGGAGGCAGTTCCACGCCAACCCTTGATTCAGCACTAACGGGCATTGGCGTTGGCTCTACGCTCACTATTAGCGTCGGTTCCGCTGGCACATACGGCAACTCAAGCGGCGGTAGTACAAATGGTGGAAACTCGGTATTGACTTTTGGGGCAACGACCATCACCTCTCTCGGCGGTGGTTACGGTGGTTACGGCACAACATCCCAGACCGCAGGCAACAAGGGTGGTTCGGGTGGTGGTGGCGGCGGAAACTCCTCATCTGGCGGTGCTGCCTCTGGTGTGAACACCTTTGCCGGTGGTGCCGCCAACGTGGCAGGAACCTCTGTAAATGGCGGTGGAGGTGGTGGCGCAGGCGGCGCAGGTGCTACGTCTCTAGCAAGCGGTTCAGGTGGTTTCGGTCTAAGTAGTTCCATTACCGGAACTGCCACAACTTATTGCGTTGGTGGCGTTGGAACAGGAACAGCACAATCGGGGCGAACCTACGGATGGGGTGGCGACAGTGAGGTTTCCAATGCAAACAACGGCGTGGTGATTGTCCGTTGGCTAACTTCTGCCTATTCGGGAACCCCGACGTTTAGCGGTTTGACGCACGGCTCTATCAGCACAACTGGTTTGTATAGTTATGTTGTTATTACTGCCGGAACAAGCGGAACTATGACGTTCTAGTTTCCTTCACTCTGGTATAGTGAAATCTATGGACTACTCATCTTTGCTCTCCGACGACCAGAAGCGTGAACTTCTTACCCAGCGCATCCAGCAGTTTGCTGCTGAGGCGTATCAGCACAGCCTGAACTTGCAGGTGGCACAGGCGAATAGCGACACGCAAGCCGAAACCATTGCCCAGAACGCAATCAGCACGTTGGACAACGCCCTACAGGTTCACATTGACGCTCTGAACGCTCTTGCGCCAGCGGTTTCCACCACACCGCCCATTGACCCAACTGCAAGCGCAAATCCTGAATCTGCGCCGATTACACCAGCCCAGTAAATTAGAAATCCTTTGGTAAAGTGTTGCCATAAGGCACACTATCCATAGGAGTTGTAAGTGGCACAGGTATTTCTCAACTCTGGCTTGACCGTCATGCTCAACCAGATTATTACAGCAACACCATCTACCTACTCGCAACTCTACGTTGGTCTTTACACGGGTCTGTCGGGAACGACAGTTCCGTCGGCTACCGCCACTGTAGGTAGTGGAATCACGGAAGTCACGGGTGCTGGCTATGCCCGTCAGGCTGTCACGTTTGCCACGCCCGTAACTGCTGCATCGGGTCTTTCCACCTCAACCACGACTTCAACCGGCAACACGGCTGGCAACTCATACATCACTACGAACGGAACCTACACGGGAACCATTACCACTTACGCTGGTCTGAAAGCCGGTATGGTGATTACGCTCGGAACGGGTGGCACATTGGAAAGCCACATCATTACGGGTCTGCCCGGTTCTAACCAAATCGTTATCAGCGGAACCCTGACGAACACGCAGAACTCTGCCAACATCAGCATTGGCGACAACTTGCCACCGACCTCTGACACCTATTACGGTGGTCAGAACTTTCTCGGAACTGGTATCAAGACGACACCAACCGCAGCATCAACGTTCGGCCCAGCACTCGGAACTTGGACTGCCGCTAACGGCTACTTCATCATTACCGCCTCGTCTGGTGGAACTGCGCTCTACGCCGCTAACTTTGCCGACGCTTCATCGCCAGTTCTTGCTGCGAACGACACGCTTGCCTTCACGCCTACTTGGCTTATGAGCAACTAGTAGAGGCTGGTGATGGGCTATGCCCACGACAGTTTCTAATGCCAACATAACCTTTGCGTTCTATAACGGTGGTGGAAACACGCCGTTTATTGGGCTTTACAAGGGCGGTCGGACTGGCAATGCCTACGTCACCATCGGTTCGGTGGTCGGCATCCCCGTCACCGACGGAACAAAGTCAATCCCGTATGTCCGGTTTGGCTCTACGCCAGAAATCCAAATCACCACGCTGTCAAAGACTTTGGCACACACAAATGCTGCATCCTTCTGGGAAGTTTCCACCACATCAGGGGTTGTTTCCAATACGCACAATGTCAATGGCTCTACGTCAGAGGCAAGCGTCACCACTGGCAACAAGTTCACGGCATACATAGAAAACTCGTCTGCTGTTCAGGGTGCGGTCGCCGTCGGCTCAAAGGTTTTCCAATACCTCTCTAACTCGTCTGTCGCCCAAGTTTTCACTACGGTGGGAACGAATACAACCGAACTGGTTGTTGCCGTCTATGGTTCGGCGGTTCAGTTATTCAGTTTCACCAGCACTAAGGTTCGTTCGGCATTAAGGGCAGGAAGCACAACTGGGGCTGAAGTGAGTGACGGGGTGAAAACCCTTACGCACACTGTTGTTGGCGACGCTACAGAGGTTTCCACCACCGACGGGACAACCATTAGGTCGCACAACGTATCTGGCTCTACGCCCCAAAGTCAAGTCACCACAGGCACAAAGTTTTCTGCCCGTGCCAATTTTGCAGCATCTGTCGCCGTTTCTGGGGCTACGGGGGCATTTCTACGCTCACTAACTCGCAACGGGTCGTCAGTTCAGGTGGAAACGCAAGGAAACGGCAAATTACTTACCCACAATGTCGCTGGCTCTACGACACAGGCGCAAGTTTCCACCTCGAAGCGTGTATCTACACGTTTGCGAGCATCGTCAAACGCCCTACTCAACACTTTCACCTCACTAAAGCAGGTAGCCAGTAAGCGATACGGGTCGTCTGTAGATTTCCAAATGCAGACTGGTTTTGCGCTTGTTTCTCAACTGTTTGTTTCAGCACCCGTTATCTTTCAGGAATACCTGACTTTTGAGCAACTAAACGACGCTCCTATCACGACAAACCGAGAACAAGCAGTAGCATCATTCACAGACTCGGTGGTTAGTGAAATAATCCAAGACGCACCAGTTATTACGTTTGAGGAGCGAAACTAATGGCAGACACACTTACTTACCCAACACCAGCAGCAAACCTGCCACAGGCCTCGTTTCTCTGGCTTGACGCAAGCGGAACGCCATTGGATTTCAGCACGGGTTGGACGTTCCAAATGAAGATTGGTCGCCCTCCAAACCCTGCGCAAGTCATTATTTCATCAGGGATTATTGGTCTTACCAGCACCAACGGTTCGGCAAACATGGTTGTTCAGTGGGCTGACGGCGCACTCTCGACACTCACACCGGGTCGTTGGTATTTCCAAATCACCGCAACACAAACGTCAAACGGCGCACAGCGTATTTTGACTGGCTCAATCGTATTCAACTTCGCCCAAATGTAAGGATAGTGAAATGACTTGGACATACTCCGCAGACCCAACTTCGTCGCAAAAGGACGCTATTCGTTGGCTTGTTGGTGATACCAACCCCGATACGCCACTTGTTCAGGACGAGGAAATCGCCTTCAACCTGATGGAAATGAACTACGAGATTTACCGTGCGGCAGCGAACACCGCACAGAACATTGCCTCTACGTTCACAGGTTTGTCTCAAAGCACCTCTAAGAGCGTCGGAGGGCTTTCTCTGTCGCAGTCCTATGGTGACCGTGCGCAACGCTACGAACGTCTGGCTAAAGACCTTCTGGCTCGTAGTCGCCGTGTGAACCCACCGATGGTGAACGCCGCTCCACAGGCTCTTGGCGCAGAATTCAAGGTTGGCGGTTCGTTTGACCCCTACTACGCCGAAACGAACTACTGGCCTACAAACTCTACTCTTGGTGTTACCAGCACCTACGGCACGGGATACAACCCCAGTGGCGACGGTAGTGGTGGTGACGGTCAAGGCGATGCGTTCAACGGTGAGAACCCGTAATGGCAGTTGACCCACTTCTGCTGGAAATGATGACCCAGACGATTCTGGTTCAGAACCCCCCAACCTACGCCGTTCCTACGCCGTCAGCACCTTTGGACATTTATGGTCGTCACGCACAACCTCTGCCCAGCGGTTCCACCAACACCAGTGAGCAAGCGTGGACAACGGCAAAGTCATACGCCTGCCGTATTGAGTTCCAAACAATGATATTCAAGGACAGCGAGGGGCGTGAGCGCAAGTCGTCTGGTCGTGCCTACCTGACGAGTTTCTTTCCCGAAATCAGCACGGAAAGCCTTGTCTGTATCCCCAGCCAAACGCAACCTGCCCTGCGATACCCCGTAATCGCTTACATAGACAACAACTACGACGAAAACGGGCCTTATTCCACGACTATCCACTTCGCATAGGGAATAGTGAAAAGTGGCTACGTTCAAGGTTTTGTTTGACGCTTCTAGCCTGCCAAGCAAGGCAAAGGTAGAACACATATTCAAGACGGCTATGGTCAATGCCCAGAACACCGTAATGAAAAGGGTTTTTGACGAAAGCCAGCAACTTGTTCCCGTCGACACTGGTGCGTTGAAAGCGTCTGGCACATTGGAACTGGCTAATGAGTTCTTTCTAGAGGCGACGGTGGAATACGGCGCAAACATTGACCCAACCATTGACTACGCCGTTGTCGTCCATGAGGATTTGGAATTCAGCCACGCAGCGCCTACGCAAGCAAAGTATTTGGAAGTTCCCTTCACTCGCCATCAAGACGAAATCAGAGAGGAAGTGCTGAAAAACTTGCGTGAGGAATGGGCGAGGTCGGGAATTGGCGCATCGTTCAACGCCGGAACCTTCTCAGAGGATTTGAAGTCATTTGGGCTGTAGTATTTCACTATGGCTCTCTTAGACGACATTGCAACTTTTCTGGTGGCTAAGGTCACTGCCTCTGCCTATGGCACGTCACAGGGGCTTGTGGCAGGTGTAAATCTCTTTATCGGTCGTATGCCAGCCGAAGCACCAGATGCCGCTGTAGTCGTTCAGCAGTATGAGGGCAAGGGTTCTGACTTCACTATGGGCAACGGAATCACCGCCCTTGACTATCCACGAGCGCAAGTTACCGTGCGTGGCTTGCGAGAGGACTATCCGGGTGCGTATGCGTGGGCGAACACCATCCGTGACGTTCTAGGTGGCTGGGTGGTTCCCGACCCCGTGTATTTCCCTTACGTTGTGCGTATTCAGCCCATTGGTATCCCAAACCCGATTGGATACGACGACGTTGAGCGACCACGCTTCACCATCAATTTACAATTCACGACGAACAACAACAACGGGTTGCCGACGACATGACCGTAGAGCGTGAGGTGATTATCAAAACCTTACGGGCGGCTCGCAAGGCTAATGAGGCGGCCGTGTTCGCTCTTGGGGCTGTGGAGAAAATGCTCTTAGAGCCAGAGGCAACGCCACTCGCAGACGATGCTGAACCGGCAGAGGAAACGCCAAAGACGTGCGACCACGCTGATGCCATACCAGTTCAGACAACCGACGGTTCGTATTTGGTATGCCACTGTGGTGAACAAATAAAGTCATAACTTGACTTTGCTAGTGCCAGTCTGTATAATAAGTAGGCGCAGTTATGACTGTGTTTTTTGCAATTGACACCTGATAGGAGTGATTATGAATAAGCGCAAAGGCCTCATCTACCACACTGGTCGCTTCCACGCCGCTTGCAGGGCTTGTGAGCAACAACTAAGCCCACAAAACTCTTGGTTTGAGAATATGAACGTTGCACGGGCGTGGCTTGACACAGAAGAAGGCAACAAGACGTTTGCCGACCACGTTTGCGACCCAGAGTTTGCCGAAATCGTTGAAGCCAAAATGGCTCGCAATAGGGAAAACTTTGCTAGGAACAAGGCCGCCGACGAGGCTAAGCGGGCGAAACGCCGTGCTACTATCAGCGACACCCCCGCTCCACCTGCTCTCACTCGTATGCTGGGGGGGTTCTAGTTATGGCAAATAAAAAGGAAATCACCCCTCGCTACGTTCCCACCTACGAGGTGGCGACCGAGTGGAACGAAATCAACGCTGGCGACCTTGTAAAGATTTCCGGTGAGCGTGGCGAGTTCACGTTCATCAAGGTTCACCTCCGCAACAACGAGGTCACTGACGTAATCGTTCACGGCGGAACGACAGGGAACACCACTATCCGTGCGTTCTATCCCCACCGAGTATCCGCTATCAAAAAGCGCAAAAAGCGTCAAAGCGAAGAATAAACAGCACCCCTAGAGCCTCATACAGCCTCTCTAATGGGTCTGCCTATACCTTCCCCTACCCGATTAGCAAACTAAAAATCCAATTATGGGTGGTAGTCTCTACCCCGTAGGGTCACTAGTCGCTAAGGGCGTTATGGCAAAATCAACACCGTCATACCAAGTTTCAGGCAATTCACCGTTATGGTATAACGGCAAGGTTGCCAACGTTGGTGATGTCGTCAATGATATTCCCGGCGAAAGCATCTCGTGGTTGCTCGCAGACGGATTCATTATCCCCGTCGCACAGCCCGTCACGCCTGACGTTGCCCCAGAGCCTAGCGACGCACCTGTCGCTGACCCCTCAACCGACCAAACACCTACGGAAAGCGCACCCGTTGAGCCAAGCGCAGAGGCTGGTAACTAATGCCTAATTTCGTTCACGGTAAGAATGTACGAGTAGCGTTCATCAACAACTCGGCAAGCGCAACCGTTGTAAATGGTTATGGGCCTCTGGCTATTACGGCAGTAGCGACCTCATCACCTTCGGCTGGATACACCACTTATACGACCGTTGCGCCACACGGCTTGTATGTCGGTGGAACCGTCACCGTCATCAATATGTTGCCGACCGCTTACAACGCCTCTGGTGCGACCATTACTGGCGTTGCATCGCCCACCAGTTTCACCATTGCCAACTCTGCCACTGCCGCTATCACGCAGTTGGGTGGCGTTTCGGGTCTGGTTGGCTACACGGGCTACAACCCTTTTGTCGCAAACCAATATGTGACCGTTGCTGGAAACACCAACTCATCGCTCAACCTGACGGGAACCGTCGCTGGCGCAAACAACATTGGCTTTTCACTAAGCACAACCGCCACTGTCGCAACGGGAACCGCCGCTACCGGAACTGGTGGAACCGGAACCAGTGTTGCCACTGGCTACGACCTCTCGCAGTTCTTTAACGACGCTGGGCTTAGTTTCACGGCGGAAGCCACTGAATCAACCACTTTCCAAACTGGCGGCGTAAAGTCATACATCAAGGGTCTAAAAGACGGCACAATCACCTTGTCTGGCTACTACGACGGAACGCAACAGGGCGTTGACGCAATTATGACTGAGGCGATTAACAACAACGGCGACGACGCAGTTATTGTTTTCCCTTTCGGTGGAAACACTGACAATGAGCGTTGCTGGCTGTCGCAGGGTATTGAGACTAAGTATGAACTGAAGTCGCCTGTTGCTGGCATTGTGACCATCGATACTGAAATCCAAGCGGACGGTGGCGTTGCTTACGGAACCGGCAAGTCTTTCAGCATTACGGGAACGGGTGCTTCTGCCTCAACTGTCGCTCTCAACAACCAGCAGGCTTCTAACAATGGTGGCTTGCTGTTGGTTGCGGTCACCGCTTTGTCCGCAGGGGCAACGTTGAGCCTATATTTCCAGTCGTCGTCAGACGGCGTAACTTGGACTAGCGGCGCAAGCAGCCAGACCCCAATTGGAAACACGATTTCGGCTGTTGGTGCTGAAATCTACCCGATTTCGGGAAGCATTTACCAATACACACGTCTTTACTGGACACTCAATAGCGGTGCTTCAGCAACTATTTTCTACGGGTTCGCCCGTTATTAGAAAGGAATAAAATGCCTACTTTCCAGCACGGTAAGAACGGTTTTCTAGCGTTGGGATTTGAGAATGTCGGCGGTTTGACTTCCGTGACGACCCTCTCGGCATCGGCAACTGGTTCACCTTCGGTTCTTTCGCTTACCCCAGCGACGGGAACGTTGTTGGCTGGTGGAAACCCAACCCTCACGGGTGGTTCGGTCTACGGCGGTTTCGTGAACGGTATCCCATTTGCTACCGCTACGAAGTTCGCTAACGGAACTACGTCATACACCGCGTCGGTGAACACCAGCGTTCAGGCGGCATCTGGCTCGCCAGTTCTGCCAATGATTAACGTTTCACCATACCTGAACGACTTGGGCTTGCCAATCGCCATTGACCCCAACGAAACGACGACGTTCTCACAGCAAGGTGTCAAGACTTACATTGTCGGTCTGAAGGGCTACACCCTGTCGTTTAGTGGAATGTACGACCCAACGCCATCGACGGTGGCTTCGTCCGCCTCAACGCCCGGTGGTATGGACGCTATCTTGACCGCCATGATTGCTTGGCAGGACAACTACAACACCATCAACGGTATCTACACGCCGAACTTTATCTCGTTCGTGTATGGCCCAGCCACGCCCGGTGCTTTCACCGGACAGAACCCTGCGCCTCAATACTACGGTCAGGGCATCCTCACCAAGTACGAACTGAAGTCGTCAGTTGCGGGTGTTGTGACGTTTGACGCTGAACTCCAAATCACGGGCGCAGTCACACGCACCACGCTTTAGTTGTAGTAGTATCCATCCGTCAGGGTTTTAGGCAAATCGTCTAGCCCTGACGGATTGGAAACTATTTATGTCTAATCTTAGTGAAATCATTTTTGCCACCAGCGACAT